TCTATGATAGCACTCGTAGACAACCCTGCCATAGAAAGCCAATGGCAAGCTTTTAGAAAACATCAGTTTGAGGACACCTTTAACGACTACCCAGAAGCAGCGTCTAACAATGCAGCTAAAGCACTTAGATGGATAGATGAACACGCTGACGAAATTAACTGTAATTATACGAGGGTAGGTTTAAAAAGAGCAAGCCAACTCAAGAACAAAGAAAAAATTTCTTGGGATACTATTGGCAGGATGGCAAGCTTTATAAGACATAAAGATAATGCAGAGGTTAACGCTGAATATAAAGACACACCTTGGAAAGATTGCGGTTACTTGGCTTGGTTGCTTTGGGGAGGTACTTCAGGAGTTAATTGGGCAGTTAGCAAGATGAAACAGAAAGACAGATATAGACAAGTGTTTAAAATTCAAGACGAAGAAAAGAGAATTGTAAGCGGTTACTTTATGAAGGCTGATTTACCTATAATGAGACTAAACGACAAGAATGAAAAGTACTATGTAGTCTTTAGACGAAACACTATTGAAAAGATAGTAAACAAATTTTTTAAGAATGGCTTTAATGCTAACGTCAATTTAATGCACGATAACAACCTACAAGCAAAAGGGGTTTATGTTATTGAGTCGCTGATCATAGACAGTAAGCGAGGTATAAAAGCACCAGAGGGTTTTGAAAATGCACCTGACGGTAGTTGGTGGGGAAGTATGCGAGTAGAGAATGACGAAGTTTGGGAGATGGTTAAGGAAGGAACTTTCAGAGGTTTTTCTGTTGAGGGAATGTTTGGCCAAGCTAAGACGGTAAAATACCCAACTAAACTAATTAATAAGATTAGAGAGGTAGTAAAAAAATATAGAGAACACAGAAAAAATAATTTTGTTAGTATGGTAATAAATAAAGATTTTGCGATCATAGATGACAGATTAGCTTATGCTACAAAAGAAATGGCTTTAAAAGCTGCTCAAGATTTAGGGGTAAATGGAATACACGAACACGAATATAACGGAAGAGTTTGGTATATGGTTGGAGAAACTCATAAATATAATAGATATAAAAAATGCCCAAAGGGTTATAAAAAAAACAAAGATGGCAAGTGTGAAAAAATGGCTGAAATTGGTCCTAAGGGTGGCGTAAAAAAATCACCTAAAGCTCCTAAAAGCGACACACCTAACAAAAACCCAAAAGGCAAAGGGTCTGCAAAGGGCAACGCTAAAAACACAAGAGGAGCAAAAGTTACTAAAAAAGATGAGGAAACTTTGCAAAAAAAAGCAGATGACTTCAATGAGAGATACAAAAAAAAGTTAGGTTATGGCGTGACTATTGGCCAACTTAAAACTGTATTTCAAAGGGGGTTAGGTGCTTATAATACTTCACACTCTCCAAATGTCACAAGTGCTAAGCAGTGGGCTTTGGCTCGTGTAAATGCATACTTGTATTTAGTTAAAAATGGAAGGCCAGAAAATCCTAAATATACAGGAGATTATGATTTATTACCTTCTAAGCATCCAAAATCTAATAAATAAAATGTGATACTGTCATTTATTTGTTATATATAATAATATAAAATTTTCACTTATGAGCGAATTAAAAGAATTATTCAACGAAATTAAAAGCATTTTCGTTTCCGAAGGTGTAGAGGTTGAAACCAATTCTGAGGAATTTGCAGAAACTACTCAAGAAGTTGCAGAAGTTACTGAAACAAAAGAGGAAAAATTTGAGGACGTGGTACTGGCTGACGGTACTGTGGCACAAATTGAGCCAGAGGTTGTTGTCGGTGCTGCTGTTGTTGTTGAGGTCGATGGTGAACTTTTGCCTGCTCCAGATGGTAGCCACGAACTTGCTGACGGTAGAAAAATTTCTACTGAAGGCGGGGTCATTGTTACTGTTGAGGAAATGGAAGAGGAAGAGCCAGAAGTTGAAGCAGAATCTGACGAAGAGGAAGAAATGTCTGCCCCTTTGAATGAAGCTCAAGAAAGAGAAGCTAAAAAAATTATTGAGTCAGTTGTAACTGAAAGAGTATTTTCAATCCATCAAACTATGGAGGACGAGTACAATGATTTACAGTCTGATCTTAATACATTAAAAGAAGGCTTCTGCAAATTACTTGAACTTACGGAAAAGCTTTTAGCAGAACCTGCGAAAGACGCAGTAAAGAAAAGAAGTAACGCTTTTAAAGCATTACAAAAGGACACTAAGAAAGACATTATAAGTGTTCTAAAATCAAAAAAAATTATAAAATAAAAAATAGAAAAAATGAGTTTTGATGTTTCGGCTTTAGCCGCTTATACTAACGAACACGCGATGGACTTGATAATTAAGTCTGTTGCTGGTGGAAGATTAGCTAACTATGCTAATATCCAAGACGGAGTTAAAGGGCCAACTACTATTAACATACTTTCTTCAGACGTAGTTTTTCAAGCTGACGGCTGTTCAAGAAGTGCTGATGGTACTACTACTTTATCTCAAAGAACTATCACTCCTGGAGCTGTTGCTGTACACGAAGATTTGTGTATGTCAGACTTAGCTGCAAAATATACAGCTACAATGCTAAGACAGGGATTAACTAACGAAAAAGAAGAGGTTCCATTTGAAGAGCTATACTTTGCTGAAAAAGTACAAAAAGTACAGAAAGCTATTGAAATAGCTGACTGGCAAGGTGACACTGCTTCAGGTACTGCTAACTTAGCGAGATATGACGGTTTAAATAAAATTATTGCTGCCGCTTCTGCTGTTAATGGTAACCCAACAGCTATTGCTCAAGCGACTGGTATCACTGCATCTAATGTAATTGGTATTTTCACAGGTATGGCTGAACTTATGCCGGAAGATATTATGGACGCAGACGACCTTAAGTTGTATTGTGGAATGGATTCATTCCTAAAATATCAAAAGGCTATCGCTGACGGTAATTACTTCCATTATGTTGTAGAAGGTGGTTTCACTGCTGAGCTTCCATTGATTGGATTCCCTAATGTAACTGTATGTGCTACTCCTGGATTATCTGGATTAGCTACAGGTAACTGTTACTTAATGAGAGCGTCTAACGTTTACATTGGTGTAGATTTACCAAATGAAGAAAGTGACGACGTAAGGTCTTGGTATGATGACAACACAAGATTATATAAAGTAACTATGGCCTTTAGAAGAGGTGTTCAGGTTGCTTTCCCAGATCAGATAGTTGAGTTCTTACTTGTATAATTTTACGGGGAGCTTAGACTCCCCTTTTACTAACTTAAAAAATTTTTAGATATGCCTTGCTTACTTTCTTCGGGATTTTCAAGAGATTGCTCTGACTCGTTAGGCGGAATAGAAGAGATTCTTATTTCTGAAAGAGATAATATTTCTTCATTCACAGAAGCCAGCCACGAGATTTCAGCAATTACTCAAGCAGCTGCAACTAATTTTTATAGATATGAGCTTAAAAAAGAGTCAGGTTCGTTAACATCTACCTCAACAGTAGACCAAGCAGCTGGTACTTCTTTTTACGATAACGTAGCGGCTTTCACTATCAATAAATTGACTGCAGCAAAATCCAACGAAATCAAACTATTAATGCTTGCAAGATTAGCCGTAATAGTTAAAGATAACAATTCTAAATACTGGGCCTTAGGCTTTGACCAATTTGCAGAAGGTTCTTCATTAGTTGCTCAAAGTGGGCAAGCTTACGGAGACCCTAACCAGTATCAGATAGAGATTACTGACAGAAGCCAGTTTCCTTGTTATGAGGTTCAAGCTTCAGTTGTTAGTGGTTTGACAATTGCTTAAAATTGTTCTTTGTTTTGTGTGAAGGGGGTGAAATTCCCCCTTTTTTTTAAATTTGTAACTATGCTAAAAAAAGAATATATCGGAAAAACATTACACTTAAAACACTTTAAGGTTTTGGTGTGTGAACAAAATATTAAGATGCTTAAAAATTTAGGCATTGATTACGTATTTGAAACCAAGAAAAAAAAGAAAAATGATAGTGATAAATAAGAATGCTACTACTGAATTTGTAGCAACACTTTATGAACTATCACAGCTTACAGACCCAAACTATTTATTTGAGTTTGAGAGCGATCAAACAAAGACAAAATACTATACTATAATAACAGACACAAGCACAAACAAAGAGCGTTATAATGAATTTAGTTTTGTCGAAGGCAGTGACGACCCAACAAACGGAAGTTTAGTTTTAGGTAGTGCTGGCTTTTACAATTATAAAGTATTCGAGCAGTCAAGCTCAACGAATTTAGACCCTACTGGATTAAATGTAGTAGAGAGAGGAAAGCTTAAGTTAGTTGACTCAACTTATCAGCCTTCATTTACACAGCACACAGTAGCAACTAATACAAACATAGTTTATAATCCAGGACAATGAGCGTTAAATTAATTCCTATAAATTTTGGAGGGTATGAGTTGCCAGAGTTCAAAGAGAGCAGAAAAGGCGACTGGTTTGAGTATGGTAGCGAGAGACCATATAAAAATACCTATCCAGATTACTTAACTAAGTTATACAATGAGTCGAGTAAACATAATCAAATTATAAATTCAAAAGTTAAGTTCATTGTAGGTCAAGGTTTTCACATTGACGAAAAGTTATCATTTACAGAAAAGGCTTACGTAGAGGGATTTTTAAGAATGCCTAACGAAGATGAAAACATAGACGAGTTAATAGGAAAACTCGCAAAAGATAAAAAGGTTTACGGTGGTTTTTGTTTGCAAGTTAGAATGTCTAAAAATGGCAAGATAGCAGCGGTTAATCACATTGACTTTGGAGACGTAAGGGTTGGTATTGAAGAGGGTATGTTTTATTATACTGACGACTGGGCAGCAAGAAACCCACTTAACAATGAGGATTTTAAAATATTAAGAGCTTTTCCTTATGATGAGACAGCAGCTCCAGAAGTTGATTATGTTATTTATTACAAAGAGTATAGACCAGATATAAGCGTCTATCCATTACCAGACTACACCTCAGCTATCCCTTACTTAGAAAGTGACGCAGAGATAGCTAATTTCACCTTAATGAACATAAAAAATAATCTTTCTTCGGGTTATATAATAAGTTTTGCAAATGGTTCCCCAACGGAAGAAGAGATGCGTCAAATAGAAATGAGGTTTAAGGACTACGCTACAGGTGCAGATAATGCTGGCAAGCCTTTACTATCATTCACAGACCAAGGAGCTGAGCATCCTCAAATTATGCCTATTCCTGTAAACGGTCAGGATGATAGATTTATTAACCTAAACAACCAAATAAGAAAAGAAATATTCACAGCTCACGGTATTACAAGCCCTCAACTATTTGGTATTAAGGAGGACACAGGTTTAGGAAACAATGCAGACGAGATTTTAGTAGCATCACAGTTATATCAAAACTTACAAATTGACCCTGAGCAAAAGATATTTAACGAGCTTGTAAATAGTATTCTTAATTTCAATGGTGTTAACGGTGAGCCTGTTAAGATACAAAAGATTGAGCCTGTACAAAGATACTTTAGTGAGCAAGCGGTTCTTAGTGTAATGACACCTGACGAGATTAGGGAAAAGATAGGCTTAGCACCTTTACAAGTTGAGCAAAAGGTAGAGCTTAAAAGTGAAGAGGATGACATAATTTTAAGTCAGTTAGAAGTAACAGGTTTTGACGCTAATAGCTTAGAAGTTTTAGAAACTTATACAGAGCCATTAACATCTTTAGACGATGCGAGAAAGTTAGAAGAAAGATTGAAAAAAGAATCTTTTGCCATTACAAGCGTTTTAAGCGCATTAGAAAAGGATGTCTTAGCTTTATTATTGAAGAATCCTAATTTACCTGTGACGGAGCTTGCAAGGGCTTTAAGCGTTGAGCAGGGTGTAATAAATGAAGCTATACAGAATTTAGTAGACGCAAGAGCTTTAGATAAGAATTTCAACCCAACGCCAGACGCAGAGGAAACAATACAAAAGCCACAGGAAGAAATATTTATAGTTTATAGATATATTGAGAGACCAGATGCTCCACCACTTAAGACACAAAGTAGACCATTTTGTCGTAGAATGATGTTATTAGCTACTACTAAGCGTTATACTTTACAGCAATTAGAATTGTTGACAAATGACTTTGGACAGACCGGAATAGATATTTTTACAAAGAGAGGTGGATGGTATCACAACTATAGAACAGACAGAACAACCCCATACTGTAGACACATTTGGGAACAGCAAATAGTAAGATTAAAAAAGTAAGTTATGGCAGTTTTATTTATATCAGAGCAGTATGTTAAAAATAATACTTTAATTGACGAGAATGTAGACGTTCGTTTGATATTGCCAGCTATTAGAGACTGCCAGGAATTGCGTATACACCCAATATTAGGGACTCCGTTTTACGAAGATTTAAAAACTAAGATAGCTGCGGGAACTCTAAACTCAGATGAGATAAACCTACTTGACAACTATATTGCTCCTGCTATGGCTCAAGCTACAGTTTATGAGTGTTCTACAAGTATGCTTTTTAAATATAGAAATAAATCAGTAGCTACTAAAAGCTCAGAGAATAGCACACCTATTGACTATCAAGATTTACAATTTTTAAGAGATGAGTGGCGTAATAAGACAGAGGAAAGAGAAGCAAGGTTAATAAGATATTTATGTGAGAATGATAACTTATACCCTAAGTATAAAGAAGCGTCAGACGATTTAAACCCAAGAAAAACAGCTTACCAACAGAGTTTCTATTTAGGCGGTGCAGATAGTACCTTCTGCTGGAGAGATGAATACGAACGATACAAAAAATGATTTTAACTTACAACCAAATATTAAAAGAGTTTGAGACGTTTGCTGACAATCATAAGCAAGTGCAGAATTTTGGTAATGGTGATCTGTTTGAAATTGTAGAGCATAATCAATTACCAGATTTCAACTATCCTTTGTTTTGGGTTGCTGACCAGCCTAATACTTTAGGAGACGGTGACTTTACTTGGAACTTTAACATTTTAGCTATGGACTTAGTAAATAAGGACGAGTCTAACGAGAATGATGTTAAGAGTGATATGTGCCAGGTGTTATTGGATACTATTGCTTACTTTGAGCAAAAGACTTCTACTACTAACAACGTGAACTGGATGAAAGTTAATTTAGTTAGGGGGTCAACATTAAACAGCTTTACAGAAAGGTTTGAGGATGAGCTGACAGGGTTTGGGATGAATATAGGGTTTAAGATACCGTTTAGTTATGACAATTGTAATTTACCAATAAGTTAAGATATGCCTATACTTTATAATCCATATAAGAAAAGAGGAGTTTTTATGATACCAGCAGGAGGACTTGGTGCAAGTGTTTCGGCTGCTTTTAGTTATGCCAAAAGCTCATTTCATCAAGGTGAAGCTGATCCTACTCCTACGATCACAGGAACAACAGGAGGAACATTTTCAGCTACTCCTTCAGGTTTAAGTATTAATGCATCTACAGGTACTATTGATTTAAGTGCTTCTACTATTCAACCTTATACTATAACTTATACTGTTGATGGTGTTAGTGCTAATTTTAGTTTAAGTGTTACTGCTTCTCCATTTATAGCTAATACCTTTTCAATGTTAACAGATGGTGTTGATGATAGAATACAGTTAACTGATGGAGGTACACATTTTACTCCAGATGTACCTTTAGCATCAACAGGAGAAACTGAAGGAAGTATTAGTTTATGGTTTAGATTAAATAACGCAAGTTCAGGAGGTGTTAAAACATTTATGAGTTTAACCTGTGGTGCACGATCTTCTAATAATTACATACTTATAAAATTTAATCAAGCAGGCCAAGCAGGTAGATATGTAAGAATTTATTTAAAAGGAGCTAATGCAACACAAACAGGGAGTATAGAAACACAAAGTTTTATATATGATAATTCTAATTCTACTTATTCAGGTTCTGGAATAACTTGGGAACAAGATGTTTGGTATCATTTAGCTTATGTATATGATGCAAGTGCAACTAATAGAGTTAAAATATATATTAATGGAAATGAATTTTTATTACCAAACACTACTAATTCAAGTTCAACAGATGGAGCAAGAACTATAGGTGAAGTGCCTTATAGCTTACCTTATTCAAAAACCATTGCTGCTGCAACATATCCACAAATAAATTTAGGATGCGCAAGAACAAATTTAACATCATATACAGAATTCTGGAATGGTCATATAGATGAGGTAGCTACCTTTACAAATCCTTTATCTTCAAATGAAGTTCAGGAGATTTACAACGCAACAGCAAACAACACAGGCAAGGCATTAGATTTAAACACAGATTATAATAATTATACTTCAAGCTCTAATTTAGAGATTTGGAACAGATTAGGAGATTAAATTATGAGTACAAAATACATAGCATCAAACTGGAGATTACCAAACAAAGCAGGAGTAGATTCTTACAAAAGTGATAACTATGGGCTTACCTTTGATGGGAGTGAGTTTATTAGTGCTGGTACTCCTTTAAATGGTTTAAATACATTTTCACTTTCTATTTGGGCTTTTAGAAGCACAGACCAAGCACAATATGATGGCATAATAGCTTATCAAGACAATAATAGCAATTACTTAAAACTTTTTTTTAATTCAAGTACTGATTCAACAGAAATTAGAATGCTTGTAAGACCATATGTTAGTATGGGTGATGGAGGAAATACTGCTTTTGTAACTTCAAATACAGGAGCCTTTCCATTGAATCAATGGGTGCATATAGTTGTTACTTCTGATGGAGTTAATAGAATGAAAATGTATATTAATGGAGTTGAAAATATAGCATCACAGCAAAATAGACCTAACACACTTTCACAAACTACTAATTTAACAATAGGTGGAGACCCTTGCTGCGGAGGTAGGTATTTTGACGGTAAACTTTCAGAAGTAGCAGTTTTTGATTATGCACTTTCAGAATCACAAATAAGCACTTTATATGGAAGCAGTTCATTAGGTGCAGGCAATCCTATGGCTTTAAATCCTATAGCTTACTATCCTTTAGGAGATAATAGTTCAGGAAATCCACTTACACAACCAAATGAAGCTGTAGAAGATGCAAGTGTTTTTGATTTTGATGGTTCAATTAATCAAATTACATTACAATCTGATTTTATAGCTGCTAATGAATTTTCAATAAGTATTTGGCTAAAACCTGATGATGTTTCAAATAATAATTTTTTAGGTGATGGCGGTTCAAGTAGTAATTTCTTCAGATTATCATCAACAACACAAATGAAATTAAAAATTGGAGGTAATCCAGCACTTGATTTTTTTGAAAGCGGTGGTAATAATTTAACAGTATCTGCTTGGAATCATATTTTCATATACAGAGATTCAAGCAATAATGTTGGAATTTTTGTAAATGGGCAAACTTTTTCAAGCACTCAATCCCATAGTCTTACTTTAACATTGTCAACAATTGGAAGAGCAACTAATATATTCTATGAAGGTGAAATGTCTAATGTAGCACTATGGAACAGTGACCAAAGTTCAGAAATATCAAACATCTATAATTCAGGAGTACCAGCTACAACATACACAAACACACCAACAGCTTGGTATAAGTTAGATCAATCAGCAAACTGGGATGTAAGTGGTTCTGGAAACTGGACTATACCAGATGCTTCAGGAAATGGTAATGATGGCACAAGTTCAGGAATGACTTCAGCTAATTTAGTTTTAACTGATCTAACGAGAAACCTACCTTATGATAGTTACAGTTTTAATTTTGATTCAGCAAGTAGTGATTATATTGATTGTGGCAATCCTACAGAATTACAATTTACAGATAGTTTTAGTATTTCAGGTTGGTTTAAAAGTTCAAGTTCAAGTACCAGCGCAATAGTTTCTAAAGATGCTAATCTTTCTGGAAGGTGTTATTTAGTTCAATTAAATAGTTTATCTACTGGGATATTAAGATTTAGAATTTTTGTATCTAATAGTTCAGTCACTATTGACCACGGAACTGGATTAAATGATAATAATTGGCATCATTTTGTTTGTGTTTATGAAAAGGGTGTAGGAATTAGCCTTTATATTGACAATGGCACACCTGGGTTTACAGCAACAACTGGAACTATTGACAATGATGCAGTTGATTTTAATATAGGTAGAAGAGGTGATGGACTAAACTATTTTGATGGCAAAATAAGTAATCTATCAATATTTAACGAACCACTAACATCAACAGAAGTTCAAAAACTATATTCAAATGGTATGCCACAAGACCTTTCAAGTTTTACACCAGCACCAGTAGCTTGGTATCCATTAGGAAGCAACAGTTTCTGGAATGGTAGCCAATGGACGGTTAGAGATATGATTGGCTCAAATGATGGAACAGGACAAAACATAGGAATAGATGGTTTAGTAGGAGATGCACCACGTTCAGAAGCAAATGGAACAGGCACTAATATGGACATACCTACAAATTTAGAAGGAAGCACAAAATGGAGTGATAACAATAGTTGGAGTATTAATATGAGTAGCACAGCAAGAGTAGAAGATACACCATAGAAAAATATTTATTAAATTAGTAAACAAAAAAAAATGGCACACACATATATAGTAATAAGTTTAGATGACACAAGCAAAGTAGATTACAGCCAAGTAAACACTACATCAGCTCAAACAATGAGAAGAAATGTAGCTAATACTGAAGGAATGATTTCCTACTCCGTAGAACCAAGCTACATTACAAATGGACGTTTAGTTCCAATTTCTACGTTAAATCACGAGGAAGCACTTCAATTATTGAGTACACCTGAATGGACACCAGAAGAACCCGAGTCAAATGAGGAATAGTGTTTTAAAAATAGAAAAGCCTAAAAAGAAACGGCCTGGAGTACACAGCAAGAAGCGGAACTCTAACAACAAGAAGTCACGCAATTATAAAAAGAAATACGTTGGACAAGGTAAATAATATAAAAATGGATGACCATAACTTAATTCTCGCAGTTGCTGGTGTTGTTTCTGCTTTAGGCCTCAAAGAAATTTGGACGATCTTAAAAACTAAACTACACTTAAACGCTAAAAAAGAAGAGAGAGCTGACCACTTACAATATAAAGTAATTGAAGAGCTAAAGAATAAAATAGAAACTCTTGAGCAGAAGATTGACTCTTTAATTAAAGAAAATACTATGTTAAGGGAAAAGCTCGCAAGGATGGAAGAAAGGCTTTTAGTGTCTGCTAAAAAGAGAGTTAACAAGCGTAGAGATGAAACTAACTAAAAATCTATCTCTTCAAGAAATGCTAAAGAGTAGAACGGCCACAAGGTTAGGCTTGTCTAATTCACCAAGCGAGGAACACGTTAAAAATATGCAAGCTTTAGCAGAAAACATTTTCCAACCACTTAGAGACTATTTTGGTGTTCCTATATATATTTCGTCAGGTTATCGCTCAGAGGCTCTTAATAAGGCTATAGGAGGGAGTAAAAGCTCTCAGCATTGTAAAGGAGAAGCGATGGACATAGATAGAGATGGTTATTCACAGCCAGACAACGCACAGATATTTGAGTACATTAAAAAGAATTTAGATTTTGACCAAATAATTTGGGAGTTTGGTACACAAAAGAATCCTGAATGGGTACACGTTAGTCATAAAAGAGACGGTAAAAATAGAGCAGAGTTGCTCGTAGCATATAAGACAAGTTATGGAAAAACAAAATACAGACAATTCTAAGAGATTTAAGGACACTAAAGTAGGTAAGTTTTTCAAAGATAAAGCTCCACATTTACTTGACTTAGTAGGGGATATCTTGCCAGACTCAGGCGGATTAGGTGTAGTTAAAAACATCTTACAAAAAGATGAAACTATAGACCCAGATACTAAGGAAATGCTTCACAATCACTTAGTAGAGGCGTATAAGTTGGAAGTATCTGACAGAAACTCTGCAAGACTTAGAGAAACGAGAATGATGAAAGCGGGAGCTGTGGATTGGATGTTTAACGTGACAGGATTAACTGGTCTGTTTTGCTTTGTGTTTTTGGTTTATGCTATTGTTTACATTAACGTTCCAGACAATAATGAGAAAATATTTATTCATTTAATCGGCATCTGTGAAGGAATCGTCCTTAGTATCTTCGGCTACTTTTTTGGGAGCTCCTTAAGGAAAAATTAATATATTTAAGCACTTTCTAAAAAGTGAGAAATAAAAAGCATCATAATCAGAGGTATAAGGACACAGGAAATCCACGTTACCGATTGACACAAGATGAAGCTGACTTAATAAAGTCCTATAGAAGAGCGACTGAGGAATGTGAAAACGAAGGAGTAAACCCTAAAGACTTACATTCATACTGGATAAAGAACAAAAACGCTTCTTTATATATAAAACCTGAAAAACAAAAAGACGAGCTTAATAAGATCATAAAGGACTTTTTAAAAGAAGCTAAACAATACTCCCCTAAATATCCTAAGATTGAAAGACCTAAATTAAAAGAAGGTCATTTATTATTTGTTTCACCTTCTGATTTGCACATAGGGAAGCTTTGTAGGAGTTTTGTAAGTGGTGAGGAGTATAACAACCAGATTGCTGTTTATAGGTGCTTAGAAGGTATTAATTCCTGTTTGCAAAAAAGCTCAGGTTTTCCTGTTGACCAAATTGTACTGCTGTTTAGTGGTGACTTAATGCATATAGATAACTTTGAGGGGACAACAACCAAAGGAACTCGTCAAGATACTGACGGACTTTTAAGCGATCACTTCCAAATTGCAAAGCGGTTAATGGTCGAAATAGTAGAAAAGCTTTTAAGTGTTAGTAGAGTTCATATAATGTACACCCCAGGCAATCACGATAACTTGACAGGGTGGCTTTTGGCTGAATTGTTGTCTGTATGGTTTAGACATAATAAAGACGTAAGCTTTGATATAAGCCTACAGAAAAGAAAATATTTTACTTATCATAATTCGTTAATAGGTTCTACTCACGGAGATAAAATAAACTATAATCAATTACCTTTAGTAGTAGCAGACGAAGCAGAAGATTGGGGAAATACTAAATATAGATACTTATTTACTCAACACATACACCACAAGCAAACTAAACAGGTTCCAGGTTTGCACATCGAGAGCTTGATGTCACCGTCAGAAGCAGACAACTGGCACGCTTCAATGGGTTATCAGTCATCTAATAATAAAGCTATAGAGGCTTATCTTTTTTCTAAAAAGAATGGAATGAGCTGTAGGTTCACTCACCTATTTTAACAATTGTCTGTTAATAATTTAAATAAGTTTATTTGTGTATATAATTATAGTTATATATATTAGCGTAAATTTTAAACAATTAACTATGAATAATTTATTGAAAAGCACAGATTTAAAAATAGGTGAAATTTATCACATAAAAGATAACAAGGCAAATCATATTAATAAGGTTTGGTTTAATAAATATACACTTGTAGATAAAGAAAAATACTATGGTGGTGAGGTTATTGTGTTAGTTTTTAGAAAACAAGATAATGAAATAGCTATTGATATGGATTTTGTATCTACAGAAAGTGGTCAAAATTACAATGTAATATCTTACAAATAAAAACAAACAGATATGAAAACTATAAGCTATACTACAAGAACTTTTTACGTTCCAGCAGATAAGATTGAGGTCTTATTAAAATTTCAAGAAAAATGTAGAGAATTAGGACATAAGTCTTATTCTTCTGTTATGTTAAATCTAATGGAGGAGTTTAACAATGGAAATTAATTACTATTACTTTCAAGAGATGGAGGAGTGGAAACACTACCACCACTACAAAGCTTTACATCAAAAGCTTAGAATTATAGTCAAGCAAGCTAATCTAAACAAAAGTATATTACGTCATACAGAACTATCTAATAATGATAAAGAAATACATCAAGTCAGATTTGATAGGTTAATAAGTAGATGTAATATAATAGAGGATAACTGGAAACAGCTTAACTATAATTACGACTATAAAAGAATACACAAAATAAAAACAATCTTAAAAGCAATTAGAAACTATGACAAGAAAAGAGCAACTCAATAAGCTTTTCGTAGATTATAATCTATACGAAGAGGACACCTTTAAACACCAACACTATCACATTATCACAAGGTCAGGTATTGACAAGATACAGGCAAAAGCTAATATCAAAATAGAATACCATCTTAAACACTACAACCCTGATACAAAGACTTGTGTTATTCAAGCCGTAGGAACTCATAACGATATTACTATAGAGACATTTGGCGAAGCATCTCCAGAAAATAATAGAAATAGTTATTTTGTAGCTATCGCAGAAAAGCGAGCTATGAGCAGAATAGTTCTTAAATTAACAGGTCTTTATTCTCTTGGCGTATTTGGTGAAGATGAATCTGACGACTTTAAAAAAAACTAATATGGAAATATTTGAACTAATAAAAGAAATAAAAAAACAAGCAGATGAGCTTAAAAAATTAAATGAAACAGACCCTTTAGAAGATTTATTTAAGGGGTTTGATAAAATCTACAAAGAATGGACACAAAACAAAGAGCGTTAAGTTACTCAAGTTTGAGTGCTTTTAGTAAGTCGCCTAATCACTTACTGCAATACTGGGAGGGGTCACCATCTACTCCTGCACAATTACAAGGCCAACTAATACACAAGTTAATCTTAGAACCTGAAACTTTTAGAGATGACTTTGTAGTGTTTGAGGGTAAAGTCAGACGAGGTAAAGAATGGGAAGCCTTCTCACAAGCTAATCAAGATCGCAAAATATTAAGCTTAAAAGAATATAGAGACGCAGAGTATATCTTCCACAATGTAAAGCACAATAAATACTTAAAGGACTTATTAAGTCGCTCTATAGCTGTAGAAAAAGAGATTACCTGGAGCAATAAAGGTCTTGACTTTCGTGGCTTTGTTGACATAGTAGGCGAGGATTTTATAGCAGATATTAAAACCACTACAGACGCAGGGCCTAAGTTTATAAAAGACGTATATTACTTTAATTATGACTTACAGGCGGCTATGTATTGCGAGGTCTATAATGTGGACTATTATATAATTGCTATAGAAAAGACCGCTCCTTACAATGTTCAGGTCTATAGATTAGGGCCTCAGACAATGGAGACAGGCAAAGAAAAGTATGATAAATTAGTAGAAAAATATTTAGCTTGGGATGGGAAACCTATGGGCTATTTTAATCACATAGTAGAGATATAATGAGTTATAGTAAACAACATTACAAAGAGAATAAACAATATTATATTGATAAAGCTAAAAGATGGAAAAAAGAAAATCCTTTGGCTAACGATAGACATATTAAAAAATATTATTATAAAGATTCTGAGGAAGAAGATATTTCTTTAGGAGCTTATAATAAAAGAAAAAGTAGAGCAAAACAAAGAGAAAACGGAACTTTTCGCTTTACTTGTCAATGTGGTGTAAAGGTAAGCCGTAATAATTACGCAAGGCACACCAAATCAAAAACACATATAAATTATATAAATAAACAATGAAAGAAAAGACAGTATATGTTGGCTCTGGTAAGACTATGAGCAACAAGTGGCTAAAAGTCACTATTAACCCAGACAAACTTAAGGACTACAT